ACCACGTCTTACGTGGCCAGGCGACCAGCCCAACTGGCCCCTCCTAACTACGAGGGTGTCTTCCAGTGGTCTGGCAATGTCCTATTTCAAGAGAAATACGACATGAAAGTGAGATTGGCCGCCTCCCCCTTCGGTTTTTCCGTCGCCACGCCTGACCTCTCGGTCGGGCAATGGGGAATCCTGTCGTCTTTGGGCCTAGCCCGAGGACGATAACAATTCCACAACAACTGAAGAACAACTTCAGAGGAGAAGAACATGGCATATACAGACCCTCAGTCAGTCACGATCGGAACCACGCCGGGAGCTGTCTCGCTTGTGCGAGTCAACTCGGGTTCGGAAACCGGAAAGTTTTCGAACTACGACGCGAAGACCAACCTTAAGGTTGGTTCGACCTATGGTCGCCGAATCCGCCGTGAGGCGCGAATCGACTTCCAGAAGGTCACGGCAGACCCCCTGGTCTCCAGCACCAATGTGCTGGTAGGCTCGTCGGTCTACCTGGTGATCGATGCCCCGCAGAGCGGTTTTTCCGCAACCGAGCAGAAAGAGCTTGCAAAGGCTCTTCTTACTTGGCTCACTGCCTCTTCCGACGCCAACCTTATCAAGTTGATCGCTGGAGAGAACTGATGTCGGATCTTGTGTGGCTTGTCCTCGTAGGGATTACGGGGTTTGCCGCACTTTCTTTCGGCATCACAGTGTCTGTGCTCGCCTTCCGGCGAAGCAATCAGGGCTGAGACTGACCCCATACAGGGTCTGGAGCATGTTCAGTTGGATCCCTGCCCCTTGAAAGGAGCAACGATGAAAAGCCAGCTCGATCTCCACCTAGCGGTAGCCGAAGATCAGCTATCGCTATGCGGTGTCCCCTTCGCTCGTGACCTTGCAACAATTAGGTCACGCGTCGAAGAAAAGGGTGAGGAATTCCTCACTCTTGACCTTCCTGCCATGGGAAAAGCCTTTGACAAGGCTCTTGACCAGGGTGGGATGGACGCCCATACCTTTCCGATTTTTAAGCGGAGAGGCGGAGGCGACCATCGGCCAGCATTCCTTAATGGACTGTTTGCCAAGGTCTTCGACGCAGAAGGACGCCTTCTCTCAGAGATCGATCTTCACGCCGTACGTGCGCTGAGGCAGATATTTTATCTGCACTCGAAGCTCAACGAGCTTCCCACCTTAGACAAAGTGGATGCTGCACTCAAGGCATATGTGGAGACCGATCAAAACATCTCGAACGCAATCCCCTCTGATCTCCGCGAGGAGTTCAGGAGGATGGCACGTGAGATGTATGGGACCTACTTTGCCCGCATGGAAGCAACCCTCTACGAGGATAGCTTCCTTTCGCGTGCAAAGCATGGTCCTGGAGCAGTTTCTGATCCCTTACCGGCAAATCAGAAATGGAACAATCGTGAGTGGTCAGAGCGGCTTTCCAGCCACTTTCCCGCTCATGAGTATCTGCGAACTGGGTCGAAAGACCCCTCGACAGATGTGTTCCTGCTCCCCCCGGCACGCGAACACCCCTCACGGGTGATCGCAGTGCCTAAGACGGCGAAGGGTCCTCGGATCATCGCAGCTGAACCGGTTTATAACCAGTTTGTGCAACAAGGCCTGATGGCCATGTTCACCGATTGGATGTACTCACATCCAGTTGTCAGCTTCGAGTTCCAGGAGCCGAACCAAGAGCTAGCCCGCAAGGGTAGCATCGATGGATCGGTAGCGACCATTGACCTCTCTGAGGCCAGTGATCGCGTTTCCCTCGCTCTCGTGAAAGCCCTCTTTAGAGATCACCCTTATTTACTAAGTGTGATTCTCTCTTGTAGGACTCAGCGAGCCGTTCTTCCGTGGGGCGAAGAAATCGCCTTGCGAAAGTTCGCGTCGATGGGGTCTGCGCTGACGTTCCCACTGGAGACTCTGATCTTCTCGATCATTGCCTTCATGGGAGTACAGCGCTCTGAGATGAGCGTGAAGAAGTCCATCCGAAATGGGCTTCTTCGGGTGTACGGTGATGACATCATCATCCCCGTGCAGGCCGTTGACGAGACAGTATCCCTCCTTGA